CCCGGTCTTTTTATTGAAAAGTGAGAAAAAAAGTCCCAAAAATAGCGATTTTAAAGAAAAAACTGGAAAAAAAACTGATTTTTTACTACTTTTTTGTGACTGAAAACTAAAAAAATCAAAAAATTACTGAGACGGAAAAAATACCCCAAATTTCAGGCCACAAAAAAGTCCCTATAGTATTTACTATAGGATTCTGTGACTACGCCCACAATTTTACGTCACTAATTCAGACCCCATATACCCCCCCATTGCCGGGCCTTCGGCCCGGCACCTCCGGTGCCTAAAAATCCAGCTTACCGTCACAAAACAGACATTTACGTCACAAAATTAGACTTTCTGCAATTTTTACTTGTTTGACCCCACCCCTTAAAAAAGTGACACCCCCTGCAGGCTGTATACGGTATGTGTAGCGGGATAGCAAAGAGGAATTGCGCTGGGCCCATAACCCTGATGGGTGACACCCAGAAGTCCCTGGATCGAAACCAGGTTCCGCTAAAAACCGGCTTAGCTCAGTGGTAGAGCGTGAGGCTTTTAACTCTTCGGAGTAGCGACCTCACAGTCGTGGGTTCGACCCCCACAGTCGGTGTTTTTGGTTTTGGTTTTGGTTTCTGTTACGTGGCTCCATGCCGTTTGCAAAACTCGTAACCAGAAATAGGATTATATGGACACCGTAATCCATCACTCTTGATTCCCTTGCATTTTATTGTTTCTGAAACTAATTCATCGTCTAAATTCAATAAAATTGTCCCATTTCTGAATGTATCTAGACGTGTAAATAACTTTTCTTTGGTTCCACGCATTAAATCTAATGCTTTTTGTTGTGAAGTTATGCATCGTTCCATATCTTTTACACTTTTATCAATTTCTGAGACAAATATTTCGATGTTTTCTAACATTGAACGCTGTTGTTCAATGTCATTTACCGCGGCTATCGATGATAAGACTCGAAGAGCCCGGATTAAACCGTTTACTTGTTCGGTTGGATCCATGTTTTCCATTGTTACATACATAATTAATTTGTTCTTGGGAGATTTTCCAATCTCAAATTGTTTAAAATTACACATTCCTGAATCTAATGAAATCATTAGGCCCGCCGTTGCCTCTGGATCCGCATCCACATCTGAATGTAATTTCTGAATTTCAGACATTTTCACATTTGTCTTGTATTTTTTGGCATCAATCAAGATTTTTACCGTTTTGTTGGGGCACGGCATTAACCAAACATGAAAATCCGCTGCATGACTCACTCCTGTCTTGTCTTCTACACGAGAAAAAGGAAACTCTGGAATAATATATTCTTCTAACATGCTAAATACAGTAGCCTCTCCGATTTTTCCTATTGCATGACTGCTCTTGTTTGTAGATTTTAACTGGTCTAATGTTGCCTGGAGAACTGTTAGCTCCTTTTCTTTTGTTTTTATGGATTCATTTTGTAAGTCTATCTGATTTTTCATGAATCCCAATAATTCTTCTTTGCTTTCTAGAACACTTAGCCGTTGTTGGAGAGGAACTACTCTTTGTAATTCAAGAGTTAGACTGAGAGTTTCTAAACGCTCCTTGGTTCGTCGTTCAATTTCTCCTTCGAGACCCTCTTTTATTTGTGATAATTTATATTCAGATTCTGTTAAAAGAAGTTTTGTCTGAATTCCTTCTTCTAATTTTCCTTTTAAAGAATCTAACATTATCTGTTTACCTGCCTCTTTCCATCCATCGGCCTTTGTAGCCTCTTCTTCCGTGGACCAATGAGTGAATAATTCTTTTTTGCAAGTCTGCCAACAAAGAGCACCCAGATTTGCTATTAAAATACCTTCATCCTCTGTGACTGATTGATACAGAGGATCAAGATCTTTTAAACGGAGCATTACTTTGGTAATAATAATGATATCTTCTTCAAATTTACCCTTAAAAGTTGATGTAATTTTATAGTAAATTAATAGGCACATGTTTTCCTGGGTATGGAATAACTTGAATAAAAAAACGTATATACCCCGTTCAAGCAATCCTACTCTTCCTTCTAACCCTGGAGAACCTCTACGTATCAGAATTCCTAGATATATTATATGTAAGACTTGTGATAAATTCAAAATTTTATGTAAAGATGAGACTACACCTCGGTGTTGGTCGTGCAAGAAATGTTATAACAACTTTTCCTTTTAACTTCTTGAAGTTGTATATGTTGATTCCATGCAGGAATTATTATATGGACCCAATATTTTTGTATTGGTTCGGGAATTTCGAGTTTGAGTCTATCCTGATAAGACACATCTGTTAGAAGAGGTAACATATCAGGATGACTAAACAATACGTCTAACATATTGTCTAATCCATTCATTGTTACTCTTTTTGAATCCAGACTTCTCAAGACTACTGCAAAAAATAACTCGGGAACTGTAATTTTAGGCAAAGATTCAGTATATGCAGATTGTATTGCATATGCTGTATCTTGAAGATGTGATAAATATGTCATTGATGGTCTTTTGACCTTGTATTTCTTTAGGCCCTGCGACTTTTATTCTTTCTCCTGTTAGTTCTACGATTCTTGCGATTTCTCGTTCTTCTATATCCGCCTGAAAACCAACCGATAGGACGAGTTTTAAGACCCTCCCGTGCCTCTTTTTGTATGCGATTATGCATTCTTCTTTCCTCAAGAGTCATCGGATGATTGCGATTTAAGGAATGTTGAGGGTCAGGGCCAAACATGTTCTCTCTTGCCTGTTTTAAATTACCAGAAGTATACGTGTAAGGTATAGGAGTCATAGGAGTTTCTGGTCTAGGAGTTTCAGGTCTAGGAGTTCCAGGAGTATCTTCCAATAGTTCATTTAATCTTTTTGTTGATGATTGTACTTTTGATGTTTCTCTGTTAACACATGACTGTACATTTGTTTCCTCTAAACAATCAGTAATTATACCCATTTTCTGGGCGGGGTTAAGTCCAGATAACTTATCATCGCTAAAGAATTGTTCCGCATCTTGTCTGGCCTTTGTAATCGTACTGCCATCTCGTTTGCTCAATATTCTTGCTAACTGCATTATATGTTCAGGAGTAGCACGTTTTACAGGTTCTTCGTTAGAACGAATACTGCCAAATCTTTCATTTAATGCTTGTGCAAATGTTCCCATCCTACTATTTGTATACAAAAATTATTAAACCAAAAATGGTTTTGTAGTGTAGTGTAGTGTTTTTTGTTTTTTGTTCAATTAAGACCAGGAGGACTCAGGCTCCTGTGAGCCTCGCCAACGCCTTCTTCCTCTTGTCACAGGTTGCCAACCATCATTGTCGTCCGTGTACTCTCTGGTCCCCCCGAAGAAGACTGTCTTATAGACGTACTTCTCTTCTGAACAGGTCTCACACTTGATTCCTGGTGCATGAAGACCCACCACCCTCAGTCTGTCACGTGGTGGCTTCTCCATGTTACGCGCCATTGCCTTCTTGTTGCACTCAATGATAAAAGGAATGTTGGGCATCGTCTTCGATTCCCTAACATAGTACTATGTTAAGTTAGGTTTGTCACCTTTTTTAAACGCCATTATAGGGATGTGTGGTTGTAATAGAGGTGTTGCAGGACGTGTTGCTGGTCGTGTTGTTGGACGTGTTGCTGGACGTATTGTTGGAAGAGCTATTTCTGAACCGGACCCAGTTCCAGTACAAGTACCAGTACCAGTACAAGGGCCAGTACAAAGTCAAAGTCAAGGACAAGGCCATGTAAGACAATACAGATTCAATCCAGGAAATAATCAAAATTTTAATCCACGATTGCATAGATTCCAAAGAGGGCAACTACAAGTCCAAGAACAAGTACAAGTCCCAGTAAAACCTCAATATGACCCCGAAACTACTGTTTGGGGGCCTAGTATGTGGATTGTCCTCCATACTCTGGCAGAATTTAGTACTAATCTTGATTTATGGAATCCTATTTTAACACGTCTCACTACTGATATTCCGTGTGTCATCTGCAGAGAACATTTTACGGCTTATTTACAGTCTCATCCTGTTGATACTATGAATCCTGTTTCTATTGTCAATTGGTTCTTTATTTTACATAATGACGTTAATCAACGAATAAATAAACAGATTCTAACATCGATTCCATCCTTTGATTCTTATCGTCCGTCTCTGACTCAAATAATTCAAGGATTATCTGTTTCCTTTCCACCCGAAGTCCTCGATCTTCTTCTCCAGTCGGCCCAGTCCATTGTATAAATTCGGGTTCTATAGTAATGCAAGAACTTGTTCAGTCTTCTCGATTTAAAATATTTTCGTTGTCTATCGATAGTCGATTCGCTGACCAAAATTATGGTAATCCTCCTGATACTAGTGATTTCATGATTCGTCTTCCGGAACCTATTAAAAATGTTATGAGAATACGTCTTTCTAGTATCGAAATTCCTCCCGTAGAATATACCTTTTCTTTAGAAAAAGGTAATTGTACGTGTACTCTTATTGATACTGGACCTTACAGTATCACACTTCCAGAAGGTAATTATTCGGCAGATTCTTTATTGGCTAAGCTAATCATCTTATTCAATACCGTTAGTACGGGATATACTGGTTATGTCGACCCTATCTCAGGTAAACTTACTATCAACAGTACTAAAGACTTTACTTTGTTGTTCGGGGCCAATGATATTAATGTCTGTTCCAGAAAGACACATTGGGGTCTCGGATATTTTCTCGGTTTCAGAGTTCCTTTTACGGATTCTTCTGGGACTGTTCAATCCATGAGACAGATTGTCTCTTCTAATAATTCTATTACTGCTTATGCTTCTCCTCTCGTGTCCCAAAATACATATTATCTCATGCAATTACAATGTCCTGATCTTCTTGATAATATTCGCCATAGAGTCTCGGGTAATGCATCTATTTCAGCATTTGCCAAAATTATTCTTAAAAATAATGGATTCAATATCGACTATGATGATAATTCTAATGATGTCTGGAAAGAATATACTTTTCTTGCTCCGACTAATATTAGTCAACTTAGAATCAAACTGTTAGATCCATTTGGTGTTCCTGTACGTCTAACAACGGCTGATTGGTCCATGACCTTTGAACTTACCGAAGTTGTTAATTCTCATACTTATGAGACTCTTAATAAGACATATTCTATGTAATTGTCTGTATAATACTATTGTTATAGAATTGATTCTATAACAATATTATCTTCATTTAGTGTTTAATGTCTACGGCTCTGTCTCTGTCTCTGTCTACGACTCTGCTTCTGCTTCTGCTTACGGTTACGCTTCTGCTTCTGGCTTCTAGTCTTTCTGCGAGATCCACCCTCCATAGTTCCGGAACTAGACATTAAAGAATTTAGACCGGCCATTTCTATTAGTTATGTAGATTATATTTTAACGCAGGCTAGGCTAGGCTAGGCCAGGCCAAAGGGCCAAAGGGCCAAAGG